GATGATAAAATAGTTCTTCCGGACGGCTCTTTCTCGAAAATAGTAAAGATTCACTCTATTAATGACCATATGGGCCGGGCTGTCTGTGTAGATGTCTATTTCGGGGAGGGGTCTATCTAATGCCAGGTGTCACTAAATGTCTCGCTAATCTCAAACTCACACAGAACAAGTTCGAAAAGTTAGGAAGGCAGGGTATCCTGAACTGGTGTAATGAGGTAATGCGAGAAAGCCAGATGAAATATTGTCCTGTTGATACCGGGACACTCCGCAGATCAGGACGAGTTCAGATCATGAATAACAGCCTTAAGGATTTTAGTGTAAGGCTTTCCTATACTGCCAATTATGCTATTTATGTTCATGAAATCCCGATGGCTCATGATGTTGGAAGTATGAAGTATCTTTCGACTCCGTTTAATTTGATGTCTTTCAGGCTTATGCAAAAACTAGAAGCTGAGATGGCAGGTGCAGTATGAGCTGGTTAGAGGATCTCGGAACATATCTCCAGACAAACAGCATAGGAACACTCGGAAGCTCCATTTTTTATGAAAATTTTGATTCTTCAGTTATAAACAGTGTAATTCTTATCGCTCAGGCTGGGCCAGCTCCATCTACAACACTTGGGAATACTATGACCCTGAGAAAGCCGGAGTTAGGAATTCGGGTAAGAAATTCTGATGATTCCACCGCACACACGAAAGCTGAATCTATTTTCGATCTACTGAATGATACTTATAATACAACAATCGGAAGCACACGATTTAAGAGTATCAGAGCAATAGCAGACCCTTTTTTTGTGGGACAATCAAAAAACGACTCTTACATATATTCGATAAACTTCGCTGTCAGGATAGGCTGATACAATGACAAAAGAACACATTGACACTACACTGAGCACGGTTTCGATTGATGGAACCGTGATAGAAGGAATTACACCGGGTTCTCTCCCTTTCAGTAAACCTTCGAGAGACAAAAAGGAAGTCACGACAAACAAGGATACCGTAAGAAGATATGGTATGAAGCTCCTAGAGCCAGGAGAAGCTTCTTTTCAGGGTATCTATATTCCGAATGATCCAGGTCAGCTTGCATTGAAAACTGCTGCTGATGGATTGGCCGAACATACAATCCAGATAAACATCACGGAAGCCGGGATTATATACGAATATCAGGCATTTGTAGCTACTTTTTATCAGTCTGAAGAAGACGAAAACACTCTTATGTTCAACTGTGACCTGATCGTCACTGGTGGATTCTCAAAGACCACAACTTCAGCAGCTATAACCTCTATAGAATGCGCAGCCGTAGCAGTTGCCTATTCCCCTTCAACTGCAAATTCAGCTTTAGCAGCTTCAGCAAATGATGTCATTATTATGGAAACAACCGGGATAACAACGGATACCGTGAAGGTTACAGCAGCAGCCGCGTCATATATTGGGATTTCATACGATGGAGGCACTACATGGTCTCAATTGACCTCGGCTACTGCCGCGCCATTCTCTGCTACATACTGGCCTGCGGCCGGCTCACTCGCCAAAGCCCTTATCAAAGTCATGGAAACAAATAAAGCAACTCGTTTTGTGAACCTGTTTATCGTGAGGGCTTGAAGGTGGTAGGGAGAGAAGTTGAGGTCATACCCGGACATGACCTCCTTTTTACATGGAGAAGTAAGAAGAAATTGTTTGAGCTTGTGGATGCACGAACAGAGAGACAATTTGCTGAAAAAATGGCAGAACTCGCAAAAAATGACCAGTTGGATGACGAACTGACAGTAAAAATGTATTGCATAGGTTTCAACTGGAAGATTGGCGGGAACGTTGTTTCTTTTGAAGAAACCGAGGACATCATAGAGGAATTCTGCCAGATCAATTGTTTTGGTACAACTGAGGTATATGACAAACTCATTGATGCCTTTTGTGAGTCTGGAATATATAATAAATCTCTGATACAGGCAAGCCGGAAACTCCGCGAACAGTTAAAAGACGAAGACTTAACCGGGGGGTCTGATAAGGGGGAAGCTGGGCAGACCTTGACATTGACGAAGTAATTGACACTACCCAAAGGCTTCTCTATCAACTTTGCGATATTACCCCTAAAGATTTCTGGGATTTCACGCAGGCAGAAACCGCGCAGATGATTGAGGAAAAAATAAAGGCACACGATCAGAAAAATAAAAATTATTCAATGTTATTTGCTGATTTGAAGGCCACGCTCTATAATGCTTCTCTTGGACCGCATATGAAAAAGGGGACTAAATTCCCGTATAAATACAAAGACTTCCTGCCTAAAAACTTCAAGCATGACAAAGAGGAAATTTCCGAAGCTGAAAAAACAAGACGCTGGATGGCAGCCGGGGACGCTATGATGAAAGTTGTTGAGGAGCATGAAAGAGAGACAGGAGTGAAGGTATAATGGGGCTCATAGGCGAAGTGTGGGCAGACGCGGGGCTACATCTTGACAAAGCTTCTTTTTCTGAATATGCCTCGATGTTAAAGCAGGCCGAGGGACAGATAGGGGATATGTCCTCTAGTATGCAGCTCGCCATGACTTCGGCTTTTACTATCCCCGCAGCAGCAGTCGCCGGAATAGCTGCTTATGGAACTACCATAGCCGCTTCATATGAGGACGCTAACTTAACTCTAAAAACACTCTATGGTAGTCAAGAAGCTGCCCAGCAGAAGTTTCAATGGTTACAACAGTTTGCAGCCACTACCCCCTTTGAATTTCCTGAACTTCTCGAAGCTGCAACCAGACTAAAAGCCTACGGCATGGATGTTGAGCAGTATGGCCGGACTCTTGGTGATACTGCTGCTGGGATGGGAAAGCCCATAATGGATGTAGTGGAGGCCATTGCTGACGCTCAACAGGGTGAATTTGAGAGGATGAAAGAATTTGGAATAAAAGCCGTCGAAATTACGTCCAAAAATTATCAACAGTTGGGTGCTTCAATTCAGGACGCGGGGAAAACTGCTCTAACCTACATGGATCAGAACGGCAAGCAGCAGATAGCTGTAGTGGACCGAAACAATAAGGAAATGATCACGTCCACGATTCAGGCTATCTGGAATAGTAAGTACGCTGGAGCAATGGAGGAAAGGTCAAAGTCATTTAATGGAATGATTTCCACTATAAAGGACAACCTCAAGGCCGGTCTTGCTGATATGATCGGCTTCGACATGTCAACGGCGACCATTGAAGGAGGCAGTCTTTTAAGCGTTCTCAAAGAGCTTGCTGGTGTTGCTCTTACTGTTTCGGGTGCATTTTCAAACATGTCAGAACCTATGCAGACATTTGTTCTTGTGGCTGCTTTAGGCGGGGCGGCTGCCCTTGCTTTAGGGGCTGGATTTGTTGCTGCCAGTGCTGCAGGAATAACCACAACCGGAGTCATGGCAGCACTCGGGCTCGCAGTTAATACCGTCCTCTGGCCTGCGACTCTCATTGTCGGTGCTCTTGCTTTGGTAGCGGCTGGTCTTGTCTACTTGGACCAAAAAACCGGACTTGTAACCTACTCATGGAACTTGATGAAGGACATTTTCATTATAGTTGCAAATGGAATTATGACTGCAGCCTCTATTCTTAAGGATTATATAGTCCAGAAAGTTGATGAAATAAAACAGGCTCTATCTGATATGGTTCCTGATAGTTGGGTATCAACAATTTCAACAATTTGGAATGGAGTTTCAACTCAGTTTTCTAATATGGGTGACAACATCCACAATAAAGCACTCGCTATAGAACAAGATCATACTAATATCGGAACCACTGCACAAACAGCCGGGGCACAGGTTACCGGGGCAACCGGACAGATGATGGTTGGATATAGTAATGCAGGACAGTCTGCCCTCACAATGGGATCAAATACCCAGACAGCAACAGGCATGATGACAACTGGATTTAATACTGCGGGAGGGGCTGCAACTACAATGGGCGGGAATGTTGCCGGAACGGTGCCTGCTGTGAATTCTCTTACCGGGGCTGTAGGTGGTGCAACTTCAGCGAATCAAGCTTATGCAGCTTCTTTTGTTAACGTTTCTAAGATGGCAAGTGAGGCGGCGAGTGCTGCAATTTCTGCGGCGAATCGGATCGGGTCAGCCATAAAAACAAACATTTCACAGGTTGGAGAATTAGAAGCTCTTGCCGGGAAGTGGAATACTACAGCAAAGCTAGGGGTTACGTCTTCCGGGGGATCTGGAACCGGGGAAGGAAATGTTAAGGTTAAAACACCTGCTAACATGCTTACAGCTAGTGAAACGGCGAATAGGAAAGCTAACAACACTGTATATAACAACAATGTAAAGATTAATCAACAGAATAATTACGGGTCTTCGGCATCCACAACAAAAACAAAGGCGGCTACATTATGACAACTTATACAGTAGGTCTATCAGATGCAGATTACATAGTAGATCAGGACAATGACCAGATACAAATTAATTCCGCACTTGCAGCCGCTAAAGCTGTGCCAGGATCTACTGTCTATCTTAAGGGACCGTGTACTTATGATATTCAGGACTCTGTGCAAATAGGGAATAGTACCACGCTGACAGGTGATTCAACTGCTATTCTCCGCATCCATAATGGTATGACGTGGGCTGCTCAGGTTCCTGTTATAAAACAGAGCAATTCAATAGCAAGCAACATCACTATTTTTGGTTTTCAAATTGATTGTAACCGTTGGAATCAAACAGGGGATGAAGGGGACGGGCTTTTCAATGGGATCAATCTGGCAGGGAGCTCCACGAGTCACGGAAGTAATGTTTCTGTTCACGACATGGTAATTTATGATAGTCTGGGTGATGGAATCCAGTTAAAATATATTGACAATGTAACTGCTTACAATAATAATATCAGTGTTATGGGGCACGAAGGGATATATTTTATAGGGAATATCGGTGGAGATGCCTATAATAACACAATCGAGCAAAAGGATAACTCATGTATTCGAGTGGATAACGGGCAAAACATAAATATTCATAATAATACAACCTCAAAATATGATGAAACCGAGCATCCCACTGTAGCAAATGGAAACGGGGCAATCCAGATAGGAAACCGCCCAGCAAGCTATAACATGCTCTTACATTGTAACAATATTAACATCTATGATAATACAATCAATAACGGGGCAGGTTCTGGTATTCTCCTTATGGATGCGGACGGAAGCCAGGGAACAACCGCCCAGAATGTGAAGATCTGGAACAATGTCCTTACTGGTTGCGGATGGATGCGAAACATCCAATACAACGCCGGGATATCGGTCTGGAATTGGGGAAACGGACTAAAAATTTTTAATAATACGATTTCTGGAAGTTATAACGCTGGATTTTTAGTTTATAATTCAATCGCTTCAGGATGCACTGTTTATCTTAAGGACAATAACATAACAGGTACTCTTGCAACTCTTGCCACAGATCCAGCCCGGAAACTCCCTGTGACTGGATACGGTGTTTTGAATTACGCGCCCTCGAAAATGGCAGTATATGCAGAAAACAATTACGTGACCTCAAATTTGACAGGGAATTATTATCAGGTTACCCCTATCAGTGAAGCGACTGCCTTAAATGGAGAGTGGACTTCTGGCGGGACTTCAGGGGGATCGACTGGCACTGTAACCCCTGCGACTCGGTATATCCCTCCTATTAGGATAATTCAGGAAGATTATGAAGACTATTATGACCCACTTGTGCCAAAGCAGGGTTATATCAACGGTGTGAAGTTTTACTGGCAAGAATTAGCCGTTGATGGTGGAAAATCAGTGGGGCAAAAGAAAGCTCCGGGTGTAATAGGTGACAACTTAACGGACTTTGGTTTTAAAGGCACGGGACTAGTAATCGACTGTTATGCTTTCTCCCCAGAAGAAATGGATGAGGTTATGGCAGCTTGGTATGATACATCGAGGGGTAGATCTCGATTAGAGCTGGGGAGCATCTACGCTGGGACTATATGCAGAGGGTTGGCTGTTGATAATTCTTCAAAATTAAGACTTACAGAAGATGTCCCTGAAAATGCTAAACCTTATTCAATTTTGTATCAGATGGATTTACCATATAAAGAAAACGCAGATCAAAAAGTAAGAGGCAGATACGTAACCGGCTCTATGCAGTGGTCTTCGGACGATACTTACGCGGGGAACCTCTTAAAAAATCCTTCGTTTGAATCGTGGGCAAAATCGACTGATTTAGATTGGGTTATTGGCACAAGTCCTGTATCTCTTGATAATGAATGGCGGTGTGTCAGGTGGTCTAAAGAATTGGCACAGTTTTGTGCTGTAAGCAGGGGTACAGGTGATGCCACAGGCACAAGGATAGCTATTTCCACGGATGGAGATACTTTTACAACTCCTTCAGGCTTAACAAACGCAACAAACTATGATGAGAGATGGGCTAGTGTTGTATGGGGTCAATCTATTGGATATGGACCGTCCGAAGATTTGCCGGGGAGATGGGTTGCAGTCGGTATAAGTGGATCTATAAGAGCAATATTTTCCGATGATGGTATTACATGGGAAGAAGCTGGATTTGAAACACTTACAAATATGTGGGGGGATGTCTGCTATATTTATGATGGGGATGAAGGGAAATTCAGGTATCTCGCCGTGAGTTATGGAGCTTCAGAAACTCACAGAGTCATGTTTTCAGATGATGGTGGGTACTCTTGGATAGATGTCGCGAGTGCTGACGATTCTTATCAGTGGCTTTCTGTTGCTTATTCTCCTACTCTGAAAATAGTGGTAGCAGTAGCATATGGGCGTGACGCTGGCGGTAATACGGGGACAATGTGGTCGGATGACTACGGAGAGACATGGACGCTTGGGTCAAGTCCTGCAACTACTCAACAGTGGAGTTCTGTAGTTTGGGCGGATCACATCTCAAAATTTGTAGCAGTTGCTCTCGATGGAAACAATAATCAGATAATGACATCAGAGGACGGGAAGACATGGACTGCTCAGGTAACTCCTTATTCAGGGTCCACAATTACGGCTGGAACTGGTTCAGTAGTTTCGACTACTACTTATCAGAGTCCTTCTGGGTATGTCTACACAACAAAAGATACGGATTACACAACTTCCGCGTGCAGTGACGCCAGCACCGGCGGGATATTGTCAATAGAAGCACCGGGAACAGGTCACAAATGGAGAATTGACAGAGTATTTTGTAGACTTAGAAGCGGGGGTACGTGCTGTAATGCTTATTTCAAAATCACGGCTCAAACTGCAACTAAAGCAGAAACAACCTTGGGTGAATGGAATACTAATTCTATATCCTATATTCCAGAGTCAACTGACGTGACTTTTGAAGCTGCTAATGATGAAACTGTCACTCTCACTGTATATATGAAGTCTGGAAACGATGATATTAAAGCAATAGCAACAGACATCGGTTATGTCCTCACAGAATGGGATGGGGCAGGTGGTTCATCTATTGCTTATACTGTCAATCAGTGGAGAGCAATAACCGCCGCCCCAGAAATCAATTTGATTGTGGCATCTGCTCAGACAGGAACCGGCAACAGGATAATGTATTCTGCTGATGCAGTAAATTGGATTCTCGGAGAAAGTGCAGCAGATAATAATTGGTATTCCCTTTGCTATTCTCCTGTCCTCAACAAATTCGTATCTGTTGCAGGATCAGGAACCGGAAACCGGCTTATGACTTCTGGAACTTACGGAGCTATAACAACTCCTTCAAGCTGGACTGTGGCAGGAACAGGACAACGCAGATCCGAAGCTACTGCTCACGATGGGCTATACTCGATTTTGATAGAGGGCGACGGTACAACCGCAGACTTGGGACTCACTGAACAGTATGTTTATTTTGAGCCTGGGGTATCTTACGTTTTGAGTGCGTGGGGGGCAGTTTCGGGCAGGACAGCCGGGAAACTTTCAGTTGATATTTATTCAGGAAATTCTATCATTACTCAACTTCTCTGGGATGAGGATTGCGAATATACCCAACTTCAAGAAACCGTAAGATTCGACACTGCTCCTGTGGATGCAATGATCAGAGTTCATGTTATAGAAACCGCGAATGATGGAGCACTTTTCTATTGTGATGATGTTCTTTTGGAGAAGGCTTCAGACTTTGAAATTGGTACAACTGGCAGCCCAATAACGACAACAGGGCATGTTGACATAATCCCAGACGTTGAGGTAAAGGCAATAACATCTCAAAGTTCTTCTAATGTTTCAAAAGGAGCGACAATAACTGTAGTAGACGGAGATGTTCACAGCCGGACTGAAACGGCTTATGTTGTTGATTATACCTCGACTCTCCCAGCACTCAGCAACGGTGAATATTATAGGTTTGATAGGTTTTCCCTTGAGCTTGGGACTGCAAATGTAAGCGGGGTCACCGGATATGCAAAAGTGACAATCAAATGCGCTTCTTTGAATAATAATGCAGAAACAACTGTAGCAACATGGAGCACTACAACAAGACTCCCATCAAGAACAGCAAAGTCTATTGATACTGAATATTTCTCAGGGACAAACGAAGCAGTAACGATAAAAGTTTACTTAAAAACCACTAATTCAAGTGCGAAAGTTTCGGCTGATAACATTTCTTATACTTATACAAAGATGATCCCAACTGTAGTAAGTTCTGCAATATCAATTTACAACACCGCAGACACTCTTACAATAATGCAGTGTTGCAACGAGCTTAAACCTGGATGCTCAATCAGAATAAACGCAGATGGTACAGGAAATTACAAATATTCTGAAAATTTCAGTGACGGACAGTATGATTTTACAATAACTGACTCTTCGGGAATCACATACAACATAGATGAAAAGATCCTGATGTTTGGGTCTGCTGGATATATCACATATAAATTTGACACAAAATATCCAATTACCGGGATTCCATACATCGTAATTAATGTTATTCAGGGGGCTCCGGTCTGTTATATTGCAGCAGATAACGCCGGAAGTCCTGGCACTTGGTACGCTGTAGATGATGTAAGCACAACAGACCTCACGAATGTTTCAGCTTACAGGCTTCTCAATTCTGGAACTACGTTAATTCTGAATGGCTTAACCAAATTCCACCTTAAAATAGTATCAGGAGGAACTTCAGACCTTCACATCAATAGTATTTTTATGTACTCAGACCTTGTTACAATTGACGCGGAAAGACCAAAAATATTCAAAGGGCAACAGAATACTTTCGGGGCTTCTGTAACGTCAACTGCCTCAGCTAATATCATTTTGTATTATAGAGATGCTGACATCCTGAGTTAAGGAGGGATAATATGATTCGGTGGGTCCAAACTAGATTAGTAATCGAGAAGCCGCTAACGCATGAAAAATATTATCCATCTGTGCTCAGGGCAACAACTCAAAAAAGTTATCCCTTCTCTGTATCATATGCAGATATTGAAATTGCTTCAAATGTTATCGGGTCCACTTCATCTTATATCAACCAGCTCCGATTTGATGACATAATCAGGCTGCAAGTCTCGATAAAATATAACCCCAATCAAAGAACTATCTGGCAGGATATATTTCAAGGGAGAATAATGGATCTCTCTTGTGAATATTCAGACAATAATAATAATGTCAATATTTACGCACAGGGGCACGAAGTAGAAGCAGAGACAGCAATTATTGAAGAGACCTATACTCATACTTCTCAGGACTGCAAGACCGTCTTAGCTTATTATGCTCCTAAATATTTGTCAAGACTTACTTATGATACAAATTACGCCGATCCGGGAAAAACGTTTCCGCAATACGACACAACTGCAAATCAAACTTATATGAGTGACCTGTTTGCAGATATGGAGAAAGTTTCCGGGTATGATTGGGCTATTCAAGTTATCCCTACATACTCATCCGGGAACCTCTCAACCAGATATATTCAATGGAAACAATTTTCTTCTACAGTAACGGACAAGTACAAAGTAATTGAAGGGACTCCTAGGGTCCTCTCAGCAGATTTTGAGGTCGCCGGCTCAGACGTGAGGACTGCATACAGGGTAAACGGTGAGACTCCTTCCGGTGGCAGTCAGTATACATGGGAAGAAGAGGACACCGCTTTAAGTACTCTTTACGGAAAAAGAACGGCTACAGAAACTCAGACATGGGTTAAAAGCAATACTCTTTGTGAGTCGATAGCCGAAGGACTTTTAGCAGAAGGAAAAACACCCTCAATATCAGGGCAAGCTGTTCTTATGGGAACTCCTGAAGTAGAAATAGGCGATTTAGTAACTTGTAAATTTCCTTCTATAGATCTTAATGGCTCTTCGATATCCACTAATTTGACTGTCAAAAGAGTAAGTCATGTCATTGACGGGGGAGATTTTACAACGTCTGTAGATCTTGAAAAAGTAAAAAAGACTGCTTATGATTACATCGGGCAGGTGTCAAAAACTGTTAAGACTTGTAAAAAGAATCAGGTTAAATAATTTTGTTAACACTGTTAACAATTAATATATCTTAACATCCATTTTATATACGAGGCTTAAAAAATGGAACCACTGATAGTCTCGAATGATGGAAGCGGAGACTTCAACTGCGACGGCAAAGACGATCAAGTACAGATAAACCAAGCTCTTAAAGTCGTTGCCAATGAGTCAGAATATTCAAGTGTTTATCTTAAGGGTCCGGGTACATATCGGATCAGTGACCAGGTTCTTTACTCAGGCAGCGTTATTCTGGAAGGAGATTCTGACGCAGTTCTCACAGTTTCAACTGGCAGCCTCTGGCCCGCTATGAAATCAATGATCGCTCAGAGCAGCCCTAAAGAATCCAATAAGGGCAAGCTCACACTTCGCGGTTTTGAAATTGACGGTCAGGCAGACGCTCTTAACTCAAAATTTGCAGCTTCAAAAGGGAAAAAGGAGCTACGCGGTGACGGTCTTTATAATTTTGTCTACGTTTTTTATGACGATGTTGAAATATACAACATGTTCCTGCATGACAGCCTCGGGGATGGGCTGAGAATAAAGTACAGTAAAAATATTAAGTTCCATGATAACCGGGTTTATAAGTTGGGGCATGATGTTGTTTTTGCTATTCGCTGCAATAATGTTGAGGTCTGGAAAAACAATGTAAGGACCATGACGAATTCAGCCGCGAGAATGTGGAATACAAATCATGTAAAAATTCATGATAACTATATCTGGACTGTCTACGAAGGTGACGCCGGCGGCCCAGGGCTCCAGATCCAATACGGGAGGCAGAAAGCCGTAAACAATGTCATGGATGATATTGAAATTTACAGGAATAAGTTCTATAACACTTACGGTCCGGGCATTGCGTTAGTAGGGTATTTGGATGGCGGGAGCGCATACGCGAAATCTGAAGCATGTAACGTTCATATTCACCATAACGCTTTCTATGGGTGCGGGACTCATCCGAGTTCTCTATATGGTGCTGGAATCGTTACAAGCGGGTTCCATAATACCCTTATCGAAAACAACGTTTTTGACGGCAATTACAATGCAGCCGTAGCCCTGCAATTCAGCGTAGGTGTCAAGTCTCCAGGGTCTGGGTATGTGACGAGGGTCAGGAAAAATATCATAGTCAATCAGAAATTAAGAAAAGGTACTCCAGCAGGGACAGGAAATGGAGTAGCTAATAACCTGCCTGAAACTCATTCTTTCGTACTCGAAAATAACTGTTTCTACAATAATGCTGGCGGAGATTATAGAAACACTACAGGGGCAGCTTCGGATATTCATGCTGATCCACTCTTTGCAGATCCAGATAACCATGATTATCATCTGAAATCTACTGCAGGGAGATGGAATGGGGAAGCGTGGGTAATTGATAGTGTTACCTCTCCTTGCCTTTTTGAAACGTATGAACTTGGCATGTATGACGGGACTGAAGAAGCCTCGAAATATCCCGGTACTGTAGTGCCAGAGCTAAAACCGGCTTTTCTTTTGCTAAATTGTACGGAAGAAGAACTTTCAAAACTTAAGGAATCTTACTCAAAAAGAACAATTTTAAGGAGGTTGTAAAAACGGTAACAGTAACAGATAAAACTTACATCTATACAACTCGATACAAAGACTGTGAAAAAAACGACTGTAAACAAAAATCCGAAACTATCAAAGGACAGGAAGGCAAGCAGATAGTAATTGATCTTGTAAGCCTCGCGCTGGCAGCCCCTCCCGAAGGGCTCGGAACTGCCTGGTGTATAGCCGATACAGGAGAGAACAAGGTACAACTTGGACGGTGGACTGTTAATCAATCAGAATATCAGCCTCTAAGCTCTAAGCCCGCGTTTATCGCACCTGCTGGAAAGGATGTGGTTCTTAGTTGGTTTTTGAAGTCCAGCAGTACAGAAAATAAGGCAAGGATGAAACTGCTTTCTTATGATTATTCCCTAACGGATGTGCAGATTGTAGAGGATCCAGTAGAGCCGGAAACTCCAGAAGAACCTGTGGAGCCCGAGATAAAAAACTGTATCATGATCGTTTGTAATTCGGCTGAAGACGTTGGCACACTTGCAGATAATATAAAATCGCTCGTGGGTGACAGGGAAATTATCAAGCTTGTTCAGGCATGAGACAGAGCAACACTATAAAAAGTTGTCAATATAAAAATTGTTCTCATCTTTCCAGAAAAGGACAGGTTGGGTATTGCACTTTAAAAAACATGAATTTGACAAAAGTTAAGAAGTGCCCTAAACAAAAAACAGTAGACCCTGATATTATCCCATCCACAAAACATTGTGGAAGATGCGAACAGTTAAAGCTGACTGAAGGTGTTTGGATATGTAAAATCTCAGGATATCGCCCTCATATGATGAGATCTTGCCCGAAGGTGTTAAAAAACGTGTGAAAACTTCCTCACAATTGGAGAAATAAAAAGACAGCAGATGGAAATCAGGAGAATTGAACTGAAAGAAAAAGAGAAGAAAAAAGAAGAAAAATCATAATTCAAGTTCTATAACATTTGCTATCAACATCCATCCTAAAATTCGTTCATCTGCGTACCGACTGGCTTCTTCATATGTATTTTTTCGATCTGAATAATGATGATTCCCCCATTTATCCTCCACATACACTATATAAGCCTCTTCCCCCATGAGTTATACCCCAGAATAACCCGTTTAATCTCGTTTTCTCCGTTTTACGAGTTCTCGTCTTCTTATCGCTTTATCGCAATGCGCTTTACTGTTAGGGTTTCTAATTAGATATATAGACATTTCAATCATCCGTTTCATGATAAAATAAGCAGGATACCCGTGACTTCAGTCATGGGAGGAATGCGTCAACATCCCCGAACCTGCTTTTCCACCTCCGTTAACTATATAATGTATTAAGTGTAATATATGAATGTGGATAGAACGATAAAACTTAAACTCAGTGTTTCTGAGGAAGATAAAGAATCCCTCGAGAGAACAATCACTCTTTTTAACACTGTGTTTAACGAAGTTGCCGAATACGGTTTTGAGCATAAAACCCATAGTAAGGTATCTATCCATCACGCTACCTATAAACAAATTCGAGAACAATATCCAGAACTCCCATCTTCTCTTGTTCAGGGAGCTAGAGATTGCGCTTGTGAAGCTCTTAAAGGAGTTAAGCTTAAGCGTCTTCCGGTAGCTAAACCTTACTCTTCCATTAGATATAACCAAAGAGTAATCACCTATTACCTGAGATATGGAAAAGTTAGTCTTGCTACGATTAACGGAAGAATTAAAGCAACTTTTAATATTCCTAAATATTATAGAGATTACATCAATTGGGACGTTAGGAGTTCTACTCTGAAATATGATAGAAGAAAAGATACATTCTTTTTGCATGTTATATTCAGAACAGAGTCTCCTAAACCTTCTGGTGATAAAGTTCTCGGAATTGACAGAGGTATCGTAAATATTGCAGTTTGCTCTAACAACGTTTTCTTTAATGGAAAACAAATTAAAAACGTTAGAGGAAAATATGCATTTCTTAGAACAAAGTTGCAGTCCAAAGGCACTAAATCCGCTAAACGTCTTCTTCGGAAGATAAGCGGGAAAGAGAAACGGTTTGTGACTAATACTAATCACTGCATTTCGAAAACCATTGTTAATATGCCTTATGATATCTTTGCACTCGAAGACCTGACAAGCATTAGAGTCCAATCCAGAAAGGGAAAAGACTTTACTCGAAAACTCAATAATTGGAGTTTTTATCAGCTTGCTCAATTCTTGGAGTACAAAGCTGAAGCTCTTGGTAAGTCTGTTATTTATATTGATCCTCGTTACTCTTCTCAGAAATGCTCCAAATGTGGTGATATCCGGAAGAGTAACAGGAAGGGAAATTCTTACCATTGTAAAGCTTGTGGTTTTCAGTTGCATAGTGATCTTAATGCTGCTTTGAATATTGCTCAGGCGGGTATATCTTGTCTGAGTAGGTTGTCTGTCAATCAACCAAACGTAACAACGTAAGTTAGTTACAAGCCCCCTACTTTAGTGGGGGGTAATTGACTATCTTTTTCTAGAAAGCTGGAATATTCACAATCGTACATGTGTGGACAGTCAAAACAACTGTCCCATAGGCAAAGACCTGTATAAGACGTGTTATCAGTTTCAGCCGACATATTTATGCGTCCTTAAGCCAGTCACCCTTAAAATAAATTATTACCCAGGGCTTGTATATCCAATCCGGACCGTGAACCTTTGTAAACCATTCGTTTGCCTTCTCAAAGTTTGGGAACCCGTCTGCCTGTGCCCATGTTTCAAGGGCAGTCTGGCTTAATAGAAGTGGGTCGAAATCTTCTACTTTTGTTACAGAGGCTGTCCCAAATTTGTTTATCCAGTCAGGGCAGATTGCAAGATCATTTTTAAACGGTTGCTTAAAATAATTACTATCTTTACATCCCCTGTTTATACAGTTAAAACACGTTCCCTTTTTCATCCTCGATTTAAAATAAGGATAAAGTATATCCCCGGTTTTTATTTTTCTTCTCCCATTTAAGCGAGTTGTTTGCTCCTTTTCCCCGTTCAGTATTTCTGCAACGTGGCTCTGTTCTGAAAAAATCATAAGTGGCATTATTTAAGCCCCTTAATTTCCGCCCAGATCTTCTTCAAGATCCCTGCCGAACATATCAGAGGGCATTTTAAGCGTTCCTCCTCGGAACACATCCATTCAGCCCATCTACTCTTGTTTTTCCAGAGTTCCATAGACAAGCCTTACGTAAGCCTTCGCGTTCTCGCTTGTATCTTGATTCAAATTCTTCAAGTTTGCACATGGTTATTCACCATCCTCAATACATGGACATCTTGATACATCGAACACAAAACAATAATTCTTTACAGGGCACATAATACAAGGATTTGATTCCATTTTCTTTCCTCCAAAAAATCAAATTTCAGGCAGTTGTTTTCTGCCCAATTCCTACATTTTCTTCAAAAGGAACCTCACAAGCCAACCCGAACAATGCAAGATATTCCTCTTTGAACTGTTTGTTAAGTTCATCAAAGAATTGTTCTTCAGTCAAGTAGAATGGCTTTCCGGCTCCTTCTTTGAGGCCAATCATCTTTACACCCTTGAGTTCAAAGGACTTAATGACAAATCCCTTTTCTCGCATCTCTGCGATCCTGAGAGGACACCAGTCATCAAAATCAAGGACTTCGTTGTATCCGTGTCTTGCGTACTGGCTTCTTTTCTGTTTTGCTTTGATTATGTTGAGAGGGGTTGTCATTGTCGGGTCATCCTTGGAACTTGGTATACAGTAATAGGTTTCTAAGTATTTATATTTTACGTTTACGTAAAAGTAAACGTTAACTATAAATATAATTATTGCTTAGTATGTTCATGGCAAAAAAAACAATCACAATAGAAGTTAGTCAGTGCAAATGTGAAAAGTGTGGTAAAGAGTGGACTGCGAAGACCACTGACCCAAGACAATGCCCGGCGTGTAAAACCGCTAGATGGAATATTAAGGATGATGGTGAATAAAATTAAAGGAATTGAGCAAGAAAGAACAGGAGGACTAAAACATGAATTTCTTTGAACTTATGAATCAAATCGGAGAGATGTGGAAAGCTGGTGAATTGACTTTCTCCCCTCCCTGAAGGAAGGGGATTCTTCTTTTTAACATTGTTCCGGTATCTTAGAATCTTGCGATTCTACATAGGCTTTTAAGACATCAAGAGAAACTTGTCCTGTCGTAGCCAAAAAGTATGAAGGTGCCCAGAAAGCATCCCCCCATAAGAATTTCTTAGTTTCAGGAAATTCATTTCTAAGGACTCTCGCAGATGCTCCCTTAATCGAATTTATCACTTTTGTAAGAGAGGTGCGAGGGGTTGCCTTGAAGAGAATATGGTGGTGATCTTCTCCAGGCTCTTGGGCTATAATTTCAATAGCCATTTCAGAGTTTTTTTCTCGTTGCCATTTTTCAGCCATTTCAGAGATGATCAGTTTCAAACGCTCTCGTATGACTTCATTATAGAGGGCTTTTCGTATGCTATTAACGAAAAATAATACCTTAGGGTATTATTCTCTCATTTTAACCCAAATGATTTTTTATACACTGTGAGCACATATTCTATAATGGTGATTAGAACGAATTTCATCTTCGGTGAAAGAAAAGTTCAGAAAGTCAGATATACTTTTCTGGTTCCACTGCCTGCAGCTTGGGCTAAGAATGCCAATCTTGATCAGAGCAGTTCCGTAACCATAGAAATGCTTGATGACAACAGTTTAAGAATTACACCCAGCTCCACAGGCCCTGCAAGATCTGAGAGAGCTGGGTGTGCTACACCCAACTAAAAGGAGAGGTGTCAACATGCAATTTACAACGGAAGAAAATAAAAATTTTGCCACATGGGCAGCCCAGACCTACGCAACGAAAAAGGAAGCGGTTGAATTTTTAGAGAATTCTTTTGACCCATTCGAAAAGGCGTTAGGAACACTTATTAAAAAATATGCGGGATGTGAGGGCTACGTTGGATAAAAGAGATTGCCCTGACCGCTGGCAACGGCAGGGGCAGGCTAACGGATTAACTTCAGGAAATACATTAACTTTAGAGTTTATAAATCTTTCTGTAGATCGTTCTGTTAAAACAGCTTGTCCAACTTCTGAACAGACTTTTTTACACGCATTGTGGTATACCCTTGAATCAGTGCAAGACAAAATAATAAACCAGGGTTCACCGGAATTTCAGCTTTTGGAAGTAATCAACCCTATAATTTTTGAAGCTTGGATCAGATCAGGGAGGTCTTAAGCATGGCTCTTCCTATAGATCCAGACAATACACAGGCTGTAATTAAGTCTCAGTTCCAATGGCTTCAAACACTTCAAAGTCTGAACCATAGGAAGCCGATAAGGATCAAGATTCAAGAAGGGAAAGTCCCTCCTGGTGAGGATCCTGACCGTTATATGTGGTTGCCTTTTGTCAATATTACCACACGTGAAGAAACAAAAGACCCAACAGACAACGATCTGAGTATATTTCACTTTGTTCCAGACGGGATGATTTACGGCGCAAACCCAAAAAAGAAAAAACAAGCACGAGCTACAATAGCACTCCCTTCGGATGTGTGTGGAGAAAGTGTCTCCGATTTATGGGATTGGGAAATTAAAATTATCGCTATCAAGAGGGATAAATTAAAGAAGGCAATTGAAGAATATAAGCAAGGCGAACCGGGGAAATGACTATGGTAGATATAATCATAAAAGATCTCAAAGGGTTTCAAGCAAACTATCTAATAAAATTAGCGGATATGATGAAAGCCGCCGAAGTAACAAAAAATAAAATTGAAAAACCGTACCCTGGGGGAGAGCCAATACAGATCGGAATCCTCCATGTAAACAATGTACAATTTGATAACTGTGTTAAAATCGAGAAGATTATAGACAGTGACCCTTTATATTAAGAATGTGATTTAACTGATTATTAATTCCTAAACCTTAATATCCATTCTACCAGGATAGTTGTCTCTTCTCGGCGGGCAACGAATTAATTTAATTCCACTGTTTCAGGGTTGTCAACGAAAAATACTGTATTGTTCTCAACCCCGACAGTTTTGTAATTACATATCTTCTCTATTAACTCTTTTGAAAGTAGTGACGATATTCTTAACTGTTTTCTAAGAACGAAATCAAGTTCTTTTTTAGTCACTCGTTGTTGTATTACATCCACTACGGTGGGCTATATAGAGCTCAAGAACTCCTCTTCTGTTAATACATCTCTAACCTCCAAGTGATCCAGACATCTCGAATGTCCTGATACCTCGCTACATGCCCAAACGTCTAAGATTTTTACGTCTCCGCATGAAGAGCATTCATGTTTTACATACATTTTTACTACACCCTAACTCATAAAAATTTTTATGTAAATGACATAAATAATAATCAAATGTAGCAAAGTTATATAAAGAAAGGACAATTGAGTTAAATTGTTCACAGCGTGAACAGTATTTAGAAAAAAAAAATAATTATCTCATTCTACATACTCAAGATGAGATCCGTTGATACTAGGGTCCAATTCTGACTGTGTACTCTGTTGTTTTTGGACGTTTCCAGTGGCTTCTTTTTTTGCATTGTATCGAGCCAGGAATTCCGAGAACGCCATTGTTGAAAGATCTGATAAACTGCTGAACTCCCCTGAATCAACTAAAACATCAAGCTGCTTTTTTAAATATGGGCTTAATGTGATAGTCGCATTTTCTTTCCTTTTTCGAATCGGCGACCCCGTTTTACTTTCTACCATAGTAATGGTATAGCACTGCTATAGTATTTATTAGTTCATGAGGTTAAAATAAGTTCATTGCCATACTATTATACGGTAATTATAAGGTAATAATGTGGTAATAGGAAATCTTATATATTATGAAGGATAATTACTTGTTATAACAAGGTAATTACCTTGTTAGTTGGAGTAAGAAAAATGGAAACCACTGTTAAAGATGCTACTAAAAAAAATAAAGCCAACATAAACGTTACCGTGAGCCCCTACATATCTCGAAAGATGGATAGGCTGGTCACTACGGAGACGTTCTCAAGTATATCGGATCTCGTAAGTGTTGCACTTACAGAGTTTCTGGTGAAATTCCCAGACCCGGAGGAAGCAAGAGCATGACAGAAAGAATTCCAGAAAGACAGATCAGAGGGATGTCAGAAGAAATCTATGCACATATCAAAACAATGTATCCTGATGGTGCAGTGGTTGGAACTGTGAGAGATCTTGCGGGGTGGGAATGATGGCTAGTGAAATTGATTCAGGAGTTACAGCAATTGTGAACATCCTGAACATGGACCAAGACATCCTTGAACAAGCAAGAAAAACAGGCTCGCCGCTTGCGTCTGTGTACGATCTATGTCAAAAAACGTTCCTATAATCCATAGTGCCGGTGACAGGGATCTATTTTACAAGACATCGATGGACACCCCAACACAAAAGTACTCCACTCTCTTCCCACAAAATCCCTTCCCGTTCAATGCGGGACACCGGTTTACCCCTACAAATAAAAGCCATCTAAGAACCTCCTTAAAAAACTAAACCCCCTGTTTCGAGCAGGCAGGGGGATTTCCTCCATATAAATTTGTAGTAAATAATCATCGTGCCCTCCAAAGCCTGATGATTGAGAGCTCTTATAAGAAAAGCTGTCAGGCGTCCGGAATTGACCACCGGAAAAATCTTGTGCATACCTTTTCCCCTGAGAAATCAGGGGTCTATCAAAAGGAGTTGGTAACTAAAATATCAGATAATTGACCCTGGAAAAAACGAGAGGAAAAGAAAGTCGTGATGTATCGAATAGCAACTGAATAATTACTAAACACAAACCCTAAGCCAAAACTCCAAACTACCCTATTAGCGAAATTTCCAGAAAAACGGATAAACTTACCCCAGAGAGGTCTGGGGTCAAAGAAGGGCGACTAGCCGGACGGTGACGGCATCCCATGAGATTGGGACACAACGGCAAACGAGCGGTAAATGGAAGACAGAAACATACGCAAGCCGGCAAATGCAAACAGAAACTAAAACCGCGAAGTGTTGTTCTCAGGTTCAATTCCTGATCGCCCTATCCCCTGAAACGGAAGTTCCGGGGCAAAAACGGTTTTTTGTGTACGAATTCAAAACGGAAAAACGACCCCCGGAGCAATCCGGGACAAGTACTCCCGTAGTGTAGTGGTCAATCATTCCAGCCTTTGAAGCTGGCGACCTCGGTTCGAATCCGAGCGGGAGCAAAAAAGGGATGTGGTGATTTTGCAGCGACCTGTTGAAAAATATATTCGTAATTCAACTGTAAAAAAATTTGAGTATGATATGTTGCTTGACCTCCCTGAAGGAATCGGGGACCGTGTTGGTAACAGCATAAACTTTTCAGAAAACGATGTTGAGGAAATATTGGAAGCAATTTCTGACGAGTTGCAGCGCGAAAAATCACCAAGAGAAAACGTTATTTTTGACTGTTATATTAAAGGGAAATGGCCTTACTGGCTGGCTGGAATCGTCTCAGCGAATATGGTAATGTGGGATGATGTTTGGGGATTGAAATTGATATCCCTGGACGGATCAAGCTGGAGGATGTTTCCAAGAGAATTTAAGAGAGTGTGAGCGAATGAGTGAAATTGATACTTCAATGGTTGATAAACTAATGGCTGAAGATGCCTCTCATGTAGACCTCCAATCTGAGTTTGAGGCTATAATTCAGCTTAAGCAGGATCTCGCAGGAGAAACAGGAGAACTTGAAAAGGAGATTGCGCTCCTTCGGGAAAGAATAGACAGCATTGCAGAGCCATATATGGCAGCTATCCAAGCGCATGAAGAAACTATCAAGAAAGAAATTCTCGAATGTGGAAAATCTTTCAAGTGTAGTTTTGGACAGGCTGTCTATAGAAAGGGGTCAAGATCTGTAAAGTGGAACGATGAAGCACTTATGGGGTACTCTGCTGCTGGACATCCTGAGATAGAACAGTTCCGGACGGAAATGGAAGGAAAACCGTCTGTTGTTTTGAAGATAGGTGGTATGGCATGAACTCCATAGCCCTCCGAATGAAAACCCTGCTTGATCTCAATATCCCATCTATGTATCAGGTAGATGAAAGAATTGCAGCTATGAAGATCAATTCTGAATGGGATGTGAAAATCACAATTCAGGAGAAGAAAATAATATATGAGGCCCGGAGCAAAGGAAAGACCTATGACCCGAAAGGGGTAGGTGTTCCTGAAGACGTAAAGGGAGTGATTGAGGCTCTTGAGGAAAAATACTCTGCTGCCCTGCTTACTCTGCTGGATGAACAGGTTGAGTACTCAGATGAACCAGTTGATAATGTGCAGGAAGCCCCGGTAACTCCTGAAGAAGTACCCCCGGTTGTGACTGATTCAACGCAAGAAGAATCTATACCTCAGATGAGCAAACCTCCAAAAACTGAGAAATGGTCAAAACCCTCCCCAAAAGGATACACTCAAAAAGAGAATGTAATCGACGCTTCTTATCAAGAACTCGGCCCCTGTAACCTGCCTGCTCCGGTTGGTGTGAGTGGAATAGTAAGGCCTGCTGTAACAGCACGTCAGGCCCTTGCTGCGTGGAGGGAGTTCCAAGAACTCAAGAAGTATATTATCGAACCTTCTGACCTGCAGGAAGTTGAAATATACGATAAGAAAACCGGGACAAAGAAGAAGAAATCATTTGTGGTAAAATCTGGGTGGAGAAAGTTCGCTACATTCTACAACCTCACTGACCGTATTGTAGAAGAGACAAAAGAACCTTCAGGGCAGGGAGGTTTTCTCTGGAAAATAAAGGTCGTTTGTACTGCTCCAAATGGCAGGGAAACTGAGGGTGTTGGGATGTGCTCATCTACAGAGAGAGGATTTGCTCATCCTGACCATGATATCTATGCTACAGCTCACACCAGAGCAAAGAACAGGGCAATTTCTGACATGATTGCTGCAGGAGAAGTTTCTTATGAAGAAATAGCTGCTGATGGGGTGACCGTATAATGAGTGATGAACTGCTAACCCGTTCCACTGAGGAACAGAACATCACTCCAGATGGAATTACTCTTCCATTCAATTTTAATTTTTCCATCGAAGGGAAAATAAAAATAACAACAGACCACGCAACCCAGAGCACCCTGGATAAATTTCTAAGTTTCTTCCAGATCAATACCCGAGCTCCCGAGAAGCCCACTGTGGAACAAACTGCGAACGTTGAAGCAGACGAGCCTGCCGAGCTCTCCGTGAAGATCCCAGACGATCTCATAAACCCTGTTTTTGTGCCAGCTCCAAAATGGAAAACAGCCGGTATTGTAAGATGGAGAGAGGAAGCCGAGAACCTCATTGTAAGGTACATGTCCGATGAGTGGACTACTACATGGGACGATATGAAAAAACTCTCTGAAATTCCAGATGATAAGAGAGTCGAGCAAATCAAGAAAGTACTGGGAGATAAATTCACCAACAACCGGAGAACAGCCCTTAATATGTTTGCTAAGAAGCTTTTCGAGGGAGAAATAAAGCTGCCTGTTAACCCTGATATTGAACTTGAGAATAATTTCAAGCTGTTTCAAGAAGAGGACGACCCTGACGCAGCTTTCAGGCCGATGGTTTCACCGTTTTTTTCCACTCATCCAGATGAAAACTTTGGAAAAGTCGAAGGACCTATGGAGGGATAAAGTATGACAGGTGGGCAACTTATAATTCTTTCCCTTTTTGTTTACTCAGTTGAGCTTTATCTTTTCCATTTATATACAAAACCTATTCAGGGAGACACGGGGTGCTTTAAATGAATCCACAGATCGCAGTAAATAAATTTCAGTTGATGCTAAAAAAGGCAATCGATGTTAGAGAGCAAGCCCTCTATGCAGAAAACCCTCTCTATAAACTGTCTATGAGTATGCAGGATGAAGAGATTGCACGGAAAGAGCAGGAACTTTTGAGGGATGTTCTTGCAGAATTCAACAAACTGTTTACAGTCGAGTCTCTTTGTATGAAGTGTGTGAAGCGGGCAGATTGTAATTATTCTTCTGATGATATCGGAGAATGTGAAAAGTGGGTAGGTGCTTAATCATGGCAAAGAAAGCCGTGCCCTCTCTATATGTCCCTCGCACATGCCAGAACTGTTCTAAAACGTATTGGGGAACTGAAAAACAGAAGTATTGTAAAGTATGTACTGAAATTTTAAAAAGTAAGTGTGTGCCGGTGGGGGTTTGCTGATGCAGTGCGAACCTGAAACCCCTCTCTTTTTTTCGGAGCTCCTAAAAAGAACCGAGGAAATGACTGAGAAGATGGAGGAATCCGCATGGAAACCGCAAATAAAGTGATGATCCTCGGGATACTCGTTTTAGTTGTTTTGACATTGTGGAAGGGACTGTAATGCCTCAGAAAAAGACTATCCAGCAGTACGGAGAAGAAATTAAGTCCCTCCATGAAGCTCTCAAAGAATATCCCGATAGTGAGAGCATACAGTCAAAATTGAATACTCGTGTGGGGTCTTGGGCGAAACTCATAGATATCACAATTTTTGCTGCTCAGAATGAACAGATCCCCTGGACCTCAGAGGATCTAGGTTATCCCGTAAGGCCCATGCTCTTAAAGGAAAAGTCAGGACTCCAGCAGGTAGGAGATTATCAAGCTTACTACTCAGGCCCTGGATTTGCCTGGTGGGTTGGCATTCTTGCGGAGAGAAAAGGTGGTAAGAAAGGCTGCGAAGATCTCTATTCCACATTGATGGGCACGGAGAACTGTGCGAGGTTCTACCGAGAAATCACACGTTTCAAAGATGATCCAAGATTTACTCAGATGGTTGTTATCGCTGAATGCACGCTTAATGATTTCCTCCTATATTCTCCGGCGTTTAATGGAAAAGAAAGAAACGTAAATCATATTGGAGCTAATGTTGAAGCCCGCCGGGGAAAGATAGCTTCTCTTTATACTCGCGGTGTTCCGGTGTTGTTCGCTGGGACGCGCAAGAACGCTATAGAACTCTACAAGGGGCTTATCAGACAGTGGATAAAGCAAAACTATGCGTCTATCTTAAAACTCGATGAGAAACCCTACAATGACCTCTCATATATGACCACAAAGAAGGCCCGCTTAGAGGCTGAGCTGAAGGCTGTTAATAATGCGTTGGGTGTTGCTGTATGAATAACCAATACCTCCTGATCCCTCTATTTTTTGCATTTGTTATTCTCGGACTTGCAGCCGATTATCTTTATGATATATTTTTGACGGTGAAAAAATGAAAACCCTGCTGATTACAGTTTCATTTGATAAAACAGTCTCCCACTATTTAAATAAATCAATCGAAATACCTGACGCACTGGCAGCCGAAAAACACCTTAAAAACGGACAGGCGGGCGCATTATTTGAAAATTCAGATATTCTTAAAATTACATATCGTGGGTCTATTATTGAGTTGAGGAAATCTGAGATAAGGGTTTTGAGTGTTGAGGAGAAGGGGATTTTAGATTATTGTTGAGAGTGGATTATGAAAAACAGTGATTATACAAATCTAAATAAAAGCGTATTTCCTGACTTTTTAGACTTGACGAGTCCCTTATCTTCCAATTCTGAAAGCCTGTCTTTAACATACCTCGCGTCTACTTGCTTTTCAGGCGGAAGATTTTCATTTATCTTATCCATTACAAGAGATGCTGGGATGTACGCCTCTTCTATGGCCTTGCGTAAGCCTGTTAAAACTTCATTATCCGATTTCTTTTGTTCTGCTGCCATGAAAACTCTGTGTATTACTTTATCATTATGGTATATAAGCTTTATGCAACTAGTTACTTACAACGATAACGTTATATACAACGTGTTACATATAACGTATATAGCGAAAACAATGGAGTAAGTGGATGACAACAGCAAACGAATATGCAGCAAGATCTAGTTCCAAGGTGCGTGGTTATGGATATTCCCCAGTCAACGCGTATCAGGAAGGTATGGACTACCACCACATGCATCTAAATAACGACCCTGATATCGGAATATGGATTCCAAAGTCACTTCATAGATTTATATACCACAATTCGAGGGATGGGCACGGAATGAAAGAGATTAATAAAACTGCTTTGCTGTGGTTGGCTTGCCAGAGTACGATTCCACTTGATCAAAAATTCAGAAAGGTGTATTCCACTGATTATACAGATGATCAATTCATCGAAGCCGTTCGAATATGCTTACGGAAAACGACGGTGACATCCGCAGAAGTAGCTAGAGAACTAGGCTGTACTCCAAATTTAGCAAAAGATAGACTGAAAAAATTGGCAAAATGCGGTAAGATAACACAGTCCACAACGAATACGACTTTATGTTTCAAATCAATCGGTGAAGAAAATTTACTTTTCCAAATAAAAACTGAATCGGGTGAGTGCGTCGGTTTATTCGAAGAAGGGAAGGTGTTTGACTTAAACGGTTTGAGATTTGTAATTAATCGCGTAGAAGAACCAGAGGCCATGAGAAACTTTCTTTCAGATGTGAGCGGTGATGTCTAAAATGGCGCTTGCAAAAAATGAACCGAAGAATTACGAATCCGAAGAATATGCTTTCGATCCAGATGAGCAGGGCGAAACGTGGGAAGGCATGTATCATTTAATGCGTTGTCCGGTCCCGAGGTGCTGAGATGACACTCCGTGACACTCCAAGCAGGTATAATATTGAACCGGATTTCGAGCCGGATCTCAACGAATATATTGACGCTGAAATTTTTAGAAAACACTGCGCGCTTTGTCGGGGTAAGCACAGAATACACAAGCCACAGACGTTTAAGAAAAGGTGATCGAGATGTCAGTCTATACCGATCCAGAAGAATTTAAGAAATTCCACGAACTATTAACGGCTGACGCTCCAGAAGGATATCAGCCCTATTATTTCCCTCTTGAGAAAAACGGGAAAGATCCATGGAAGGGCCTTTCATGGAAACAGAACCGAAAGACTTTCGAGCAGGCATATGACCTGATGAAGCAGGGCTTTAACATCGGTATAGCCGCGATTGATACAGACCCCCTTGTTATTGTTGATATTGACGACCTTAGTCAAGTCAAGAGCCACAAGCCAACGCTTGAGAACCAATCGAGAAAGAGGATAGGTAGACACTGTTTTTATTTTACAGATGATCCATTGGCGACTTCCATTTTTGACAATTCTGCAAAACAGAATATAGCCACGGAGGATGCCGGGGAAGTCAGGTCAAACTGGCAGTATGTTGTAGCTGCCGGGTCCTATGTGCCATGCGCCCCCGAAGAACTTGCAGCGATCCCAGACGAAGATAAGCCAAACGCTGGAAGATACTCATTGATGATTGAACACAGTGTAACATCAATTACTTACAACGAGCTTCCAGAGGCTTATAGAACATGCCTGGAGAACAAAAGGGCCGTTGATATAGCTCATCAACAGAAGAAGGAAAGGAAGCCTTTCGCACAGGACAAGGACTCAAAAAATAAGTCTGCTCTATGGGGCCTTACAATCCATGATGTCACCGGGAAGAGGGACGACCCTACACATAGGTTTCCTTCTCCGTTCCATGGAAGCAAGACTTATAAGGACACATCGGTTTCAAATGGAATGTTACACTGTTGGAGGCACAACTGCAGCCATTCAGCTTTAACTTACCTGGCAGTCGAAGCCGGACTTTCAAACTGCTCCGGAGCTGGATATGGTCACAACAAAGCCGGGTCATCTGATGTGGACTTTGACGACCCAAAAACTGTTTACACTGTTTGGTTATACGCTAAAACCCATGGATTCATACCTAATGATGACCCGATGCCCACAAGAGCCATGGTCTATTATGCCCTGCAGGAAAAGCTCTGTGAGGAAAGGGATATTGCAGAAGGCTGGAAACTTCCCATGGGTATATACAATAAGATAATTGAAACTGCTCCTTTCAACGTGGGCCGGGAACCTCTGCAAAAAAAAACAGAGCGATTCGGTCAGGCACTGCAGGGAGCCATGTTGAACCCCATGCAGATAGCTGAGGCATTACAGGAAAGCATACCAATCTATTTTGATCCTGCTCGCAACTACTGGATGTGGAACGACGATTATAAGCGGTATGAAAGGGTAGACGAAACCGAAATAATGTGTCAGATATCCGAATCCATGGATCTGACAGTCTATAAGTCCCAGATGAAGCAGGAAATTTTAGAAGCTATCCGGATAACTGGCAGAATAAGAAGGGTGCAGCCTACTAAAAGAGAATGGCTCCAGTTTGAAAACTGTGTGGTAAACATTGAAACTGGAGAAACTTTCGAGGCTACACCGGATTACTTTTTTGCAGCACCTATCCCGCATAGGTTAGGGGATTCCGAGGAAACTCCGACAATAAACGGACTTTTCAAGAGCTGGCACTCTGAAAAGGCTGCTCACCTTTGCGAAATATGCGCTTACTGCATGTATGACGGTTATCCGATACAAAGGATTTTCGCTTTTGTGGGGTCCGGATCAAATGGTAAAGGGCAGTTTATGACGCTTCTCCGGAGGCTCGTCGGAGCTGAAAACTGTGTAGGTACTGACCTGGACCGGCTTTCAAAGTCACAGTTTGAAGCATCTAAGCTGTATAAGAAGAAAGCTGCTTTCATCGGTGAAACTAACTATAACACCCTGAGCAGGACTAACATGCTTAAGGCCCTCTCAGGTGGGGACCTTGTATCATGTGAGTTTAAGGGCCGGGACTCTTTTGATTTTGTCAATACTGCAAAGATTATCATATCCACTAACGGGCTTCCGGCAACTACAGACAGGTCAGATGGATTCTATCGTCGATGGGACATAACCGAGTTCAAAAACAAATTCAAAGATGGCCGGGACGTAGTTGACGAAATTCCAGAAGAAGAATATCAAAATCTATGCAGGAAATGTGTTAGGCTCCTGAAGGACATCCTAACTGCAGGAAAGCTCCTACACGAAGAAGAACAGGATAAGAGAAAGGAAAAGTACGAGGCACTTTCTAACCCTGTCCAGGCATTTGTAAATGAAGAATGTAAAGCGGATCCAAACGAGTATGTGCCTATCTGGTATCTCTATGACGAGTATGAAAAATATAGAGAAATAAGGGGTCACAGGAAGATGTCAAAAGCGGAATTCGGGGAAATCATAAGAGGTATTGGGTATGAATCCGGCCCAAAATGGTATAGCAAGGAGGAAGTTGCAAAATATAGCGATACAAATAACGCTGAAGATGGGAAGAACTGGAAAAGTTATTTTGGATTGTCTAAAAATCCTAACTTTGCTCCGGTTAGGTCTAACCAGTCGAATTTAGACAGTTTAGAGGCTACTGCTACTAGTCCTAACTTTCCTAACCACTCTAACCAAGAAATACTGATAGAAAATACCCCTATAGAAGAAGAGAAAAATACGGTTAGAACGGTTAGGGAAGTTAGGAACGATATCAGTCCCCTCGAGCTACTTGACAACCTAATACGAGCCGAAGTTAGGGACAACTACCCTAACTTGGTCATAAAAGACGAATTCGAGTTCGAACGAAACTTTTGTAAAAAATTGCCGTACTTCGCGGGTTCCATGGTTAGAGCGAGATTACATGCGTTGAAAATGAGAGGGTGGAATTAATGAAAATGTTTACTGCTTGTAAAGACTGTGACGGCTCTTGTTTAGGCTGCCATTCATGCGCTCAATCTGAATTACTTGGAACGATTGGATCTGAGTATCACTATGTTTGCAGAGCATGTCAAAAGACAGGCTGTATAATGACAAAAGACGAATTTGATAATCTTTCAACTGACTGCATACAGAGACAGGCTGAGGCTGAAAAGAGATTACTGGAATTTGAAAAAGCGTTATTTGGAGAATGATGCTTCCATGCAGACAACTCTCTTTCAACCCTCTAAACACAAAGAAAGGCACTCTCAATATATCCCGACCTTCATAGGCTATTTCACGGTTGATGGCCCAGTTAAGGAGGGGAAAGAACGGCTTTTCAAATGAACTACCCCGGTCCAGATCAATACGTCCAACAAGGCACACAGCATACTTCTCCCTGTATGGATTCGTTTTGGAGGTCACAGCCGGTTAGAAGTGGTGGATGTAGGGACGAGGTTGAGCATGAGGAAAAACCAGAAGAACTGGAGGAATAAAAATGATTGACATAAAACAGATAATAGTGAAATTCTTTAAAATTCTTAACGAACACGACTATGACACTGAATTAAAAAAAGATCTTGAAAACGCAGAACCAACTTTTGAAAACTTCAATAGTGGCATAGATTCAGTACTCGATGATATGACACCGGAAGAACTAAAACACACTTTAAAACAGTTCTTTAAGAGAGATACCTCACATGGTATATTTTTGGGGCAGACTGATGAAGTTTGGGATAAGCTGGAAGAATGGAGAGACACTGAGCGAGAATTGGATGAAGAATCTAATTCCAAAGGTGACACATGCTCGAACTCTTAATAACCCTCCCTAACATCCTCGCACAATTCGCCTGTATGGTCAACAAAGCGTTTTATGCGAATCTCGTTTACTGTGTTGGATATCTCCCTTTTATTTACAGAAATCATAAACGTGGTGACAATATACAGAAGTGGTATTTTATTTTTTTATGGGTGATGTCGATTTGTGGGGTTGTACTGTATTTGATGGGGTGGAGTGTCGAGGATTTGATTAGGTGAATGGGAAAACATTATAAAATTAAACAAACAATATATAAGTGATATTATGGCAGTCCAGAAAAAGAAGAAAGTGAAGCCCCCCCAGAATCCTCTAGTTTTTCAATGGACTGGACAACGTAAAAAAGCAGCTCTTTTACTATCAGAAGGCACGAAAACAATAGACGAAATCTGGCAGGAAGTAGGGGTACACGAAAGAACTCTCTTTGATTGGAGGCAGCATCCTATTTTTAAAGCCGAAGTAAGTAGGCTTACTCTCGAGAACGAGAAAGCTACTAAAGAAGGGCTTCTTCGATTAGCTTATAAAGCAATCGAAGAAAAAATAGGAAATTTGAGGAACGATAAAAATACTGTTTTAGATTGGGCTGAATTTATCTCTGATCTGCAAGGAATTAAAACTCAAAAATTAGAAGTCGATGCTAATATAAAAGGGGAACTTGATGGAGCAAGAGAACTGCTCGCAAGCAGAATTGCTGGCATGTCTACCAGAATCAGAGCAGATAGACTTCCTGAAGAGTCTAACGGACAAACAGGCCCTAGCTCTGAAGTATGATTGGAAGTTCTGGGCAAGGCCTTCGCAGGTAATCCCAGAAGGGAACTGGTTTACCTGGCTCCTTCGGTCTGGCAGAGGATTCGGGAAGACCCGCACGGGCTCAGAAACAGTTATTCAGTGGGCTTCAGAAGGTTATTCTCCCATAGCTCTCGTAGGTCAAACTAAAGCAGATGTACGTGACACTATGGTAGAGCTAGGAGATAGTTCTATTTTGAAGGTAGCTCCTCCCTGGTTCAGGCCAGTTTATGAACCTTCGAAGAGACGCTTAACTTTTCCTAATGGTTCTATATGCATTATCTACTCTGGAGATGAGCCAGACCAGCTAAGAGGTCCACAACATCAAAAAGCCTGGGTGGATGAGCTGGCAAAATTTAAGTATCCAGAAGAAACCTGGGATAACCTGGAATTCGGCTTGAGATTGGGCGATAACCCTCAGGTAATCTGCACTACAACACCTAGGCCAATCAGAATTATCAAGGACCTCATAGCCGATAAACGGACCGTAGAAACCAGAGGCAACACGCTTGATAATGCCTCAAACCTCAACCCGCTTTTCCTTGACAGGATGCTCACAAAGTACCAGGGGACCAGGCTGGGCCGTCAGGAGCTTAACGGTGACATTCTTGACGATAACCCAAACGCTCTTTGGAAAAGACCTCTTATAGAAGAAGCCAGGGTTGCAAGTGCGCCAGATCTGGACCGCGTAGTCGTTGGCGTGGATCCTGCTGTAACTTCGAGCACCACCTCAAATGATACAGGTATAATAGTTGCAGGCGTAAACAAAAAATTCCTTGACCCAAAAACAGGTAAAAAATTACCTCATTATTACATTCTAGGCGACTACACGATACACGGAACGCCGCACCAATGGGCTTTAGCTGTTGTTAGTGCTTTTCACAAACACCAAGCAGATAAGGTGGTAGGTGAGACAAACAACGGCGGGGATCTCGTAGAATCTAACATCAAATCAGTAGAGGCCAACATTCCTTATACGAAGGTCCACGCTTCAAGGGGGAAAGCTCCGAGGGCGGAGCCTGTCAGCTCTCTATATGAACAGGGCCGAGTTCATCATGTGGGGTATTATGCAGAACTGGAAGACCAGCAATGCGATTGGGTTCAAGGCGAAGGGGAGAGCCCGGATAGAATAGATGCTCTTGTATGGGCAATAACTGAACTTATGGGCGGTCCTCAAGGAGATCCTTCAGATTACCTCGGGTTATATCAAACAAAAAGAAGATAATTTCTCTTTTTTTCAAAGTTTAATCACCCAAACATTTATATACATAGGGTGTATAGTATATACTACAGGTGAAATAAGATGCAGATCAAAACCGTAAAACTTGAAACAATTGAACAATTCCACGGAATAACTGACAAAGAAAAACTCAGACAACTCACTAAAGATATGGAAGAAAACGGCTGGAATGGACGTCCAATAATAGTAATTGATTGCGGAGGAGAATACAGCGCACTTACCGGCAGCCACCGGATTGAAGCAGCAAGGAAAGCGGGACTCTACGAGATTCCTGTCGCAGTTGTGGATCATGGTACAATGTTTGAGGATTATGATATTACGGTTAGCGATCTAAAATGTCCATCTTATATCATGGCAATGCTCGAAGAATACGACGAAGAAGCAGCAGAGCTGTATAGCGAGGATGTCGACTGAATGACCTCCCAAATCACATTTTCAAACATCAAATATACAGTTGTTAAATCATCATCCGACATTACAAAAACCGAAAGATCGGATGGAAAACTACAGGCTGGATGTATTACGAGCAGGTTTGTACAGGGTCTTCAAATAGACGTCTTTGTTCTAAAATCACTTCCGTTACTTATAACGGATATTGAAATGACGTTTGATGTACATGATCTAAGATGGGATACAAGGAGATGTTTTCAGAAGCTGGCTGATATTTTTAGAGTGAAAGGTAAACTTCCTGTTCATTCGGATTTTTTTAAAAAAATAAGGGACGGAGATATAATTATTATAATCCTACACGAGGTAAACAAATGACTTTGAACAAATCTATTGGATGCCACCGAGACACCGAAACAAATTATATAAAACTTCTCAATGCAGTGTCAGGGACACGAAAGACAATCATAGACATCTCTAAAGAGATTGGGGTGTCTAGAGATAACACTGAGAGGATGGTTAAAAAACTTAATAAAAAAGGATATATAAATAAAATATTTTCAGGGAAAACGAGGTATGTTTCTCTTACAGAACAGGGGCGCGCCGCATTAAATCAGATTGGTAACATGGGTGGAATTAGTGGTGTTTGAGAAAATCTATTTTATCTCGGATCACGCGGTATCTGCTTTCAGAGAACGCCTCAATTGTCCGAACATCTCAACAAAACAAATCCGGGATCACATACTTACTGAACTCCAAAAAGAAAAACTTGTCGGTTATGAGAGATATAACCACAAAATTCAGCCAATTTTTCAAGGTGAATTCAACGGTGTTATTTTTCACATCCCTGTACACCAAGAGGTTAAAAAAACTGATGCATGGGATGTTGTACCTACAATTCTTTTGCCAGGAATGAAAACATATTCTAAAAATTTAGAACTGTTAACGGTAGAAGAAGCTGCAAACAAATTAAACGTATCGCATGAACAGGTAATACAATTTTTAAAAAATGGTAGGCTCAAGTTTGACCCAACTGTTAAACATTGTATAAAGATATACAAACTTGATGTAAGACGACTAAATCAGGAATTAATTAAAGAGAGGGCTATATGCTAACCCTATCTGAATTGATATGTAAATCAAGAGGAATAATACCTGAGCCTGGCACTGTATCGGGTACATGTGTATTTTGTGGATGTGAAACAGACAACGGACATTCAAGGAAAGTAATATCTGATAATTTTACAGCATGGGATAGACTAGGAAGCGGGGATGTTGTATGTCCAGGGTGCAACCACATCTATACTACACGGCTATATAAAAATATGTGGGCTGTAAACGAAACGGAATTCCGTGAATTAAAAAAAGTAGATCTAAAACAGGTCTTATTAACTCCTCCTAAGCCCCCTTTTATAATATATCTTACACAGACATATAAAACACAGGGCTGGCTTAATTTGATAAACAGAGTGCAGGAATCAAAAACAAATTACGTTATTGGTTTCGATTATAATCTTATCAGGGTGGATACAAAAAAATTAGAGGAGTATTGTAATCTTATCACAGAACTCCTTGAAAAGAAAATTATGAAAACCGAATTGAGTACCGGACAACTCAAAGCAAAAAGCTATGAAAAGCTTGGGTATGACATGGAACTTATAGAAAAAATCAAAACATTAGTTGGAAATCCTCTTTGGGATCTGACTATTTTTGTGAGTTGATATTATGGGAATGGATATTACAGACAAAGAATTACGTGGACTGCTGGCAAAGACACTGTCCGGAATCTGGAAAAGGGTGTCGTGGAAAGACATGACCTCAATGAAACGCTCTTCGGTTGATGTCTTCTCGGAACGACTCCGAGCAGCAGCAGGAATGGAGAATGTACCTCAAATGCTTGAGAAAGTATGCAAGGGGCTAGGGTTGCCCTCTGCAAATATGGATATAGTTGATATCCAGATGCTTGAAGATGAAAGGGAAAGGGTAAGAAAAATGCTCGGAAAGGAGGCTGTATTAGTCGCCCTACTCACACAGAAGGAAGCAAAAGAACAGTTTGAAATGGCAAAGAAAACAAAAGGAAATACAAGTCTGGAGGCTTATTAATGTCAGTATGTAGAGTTGAAGGATTTATTACCGCGTTATCTCCTATCCACCACGGAGGGGACGAGAAGGCAGGAAATCAAGCATTGATAAGGAGGCAGACATACATAGTAGATCAGGCCCCGATCGAGATCCCTGTCATCTCAGGCAATGCTATAAGGGGAATACTTCGCCGGATGATCTGGGATGACCTGCTTGAGAGAGTCGGATATACCCTGACCAATATGAAAATATATCATATGTTGTTTACAGGCGGTATCCTTGAGGCGGTTGACAGCAAAGACTCAGGAGTTATCGACATTGAGATGAAACGCAGGATCCGTACCGAATTGCCCCCGCTCGCTGTCCTCGGTACTGCTCTCGGAAATCAGATGTTTGAGGGAAAATTGAAATGTGCAATAGCTCAACCTATTTGTGCTGAATTGAAAGATTTTCTAGGGTCTGATATGCCAGTCAAACCGACTACAAGCATATACGAGCTTGTTTCATTTGATTTTATGACTCGCCTCGATGATGTCAAGGAAGCAAGGCAGGAAGGGGAAGCTGCACATCAGATGTTAATGAACTTTGAGGTAATCAATCCGGGCACGGTTTTCACACATTGCTTTGCTCTTGATAATCCTTCAGAAGTCGAGAAGGCTGTCCTTGCTCGTGCCCTAAACCTCTGGCGTGAACATCCCTGGGTAGGCGGAAAGTCCGGCGCCGGGTACGGAAACCTGAAGCTAAGCTATGAGCTTGACGATGATTCGGCTTATCTTGCTTTCATCGAAAACAACAAAGAGAAGATATGTGAAACGCTGAAATGGCTGGAGACAAGATAATGCAGAAGATTGTCAGAAAGTTGGCGGGGTACGTACCCCCTTCAAACTTTCAATCTTTTCAGGTCGAAATAAAACTAGGTTCGCCTCTTCTCCTGGCTAATCCATATATTCATGGTGACAGCGTTCTCATGGCTCTCCTGATGAGAAGAATACTAGGAGACGAATACTACAATCTGCCTGCGAAGAATCCTCTTCCGGTCCACAACATTCTAAAATTACCATTGAAACAAACTAAAGGTGTATATCACTCATCAGTGTCACAATTCGATACAGATATTATAAAAACTGAAAAAGTGTATAAAAGATTTGATGAAGAGCATCTAAACAGATTGAAAACGAGAGTTACAAAAATTAGACTCGGGCAGGGGTTTTTAAAAAATTACATGATGATATTTCCAGTGATCCCTACTAAAACAGTTACATTTTATTTTAATGGGGCAATGCGGGAATGTGAAGAAATACTTAATGATCTTGTCTTTATTGGAAAGAAAACTGATATCGGATATGGTTTTGTACGCTCAATCAAGGTAGAGCCAACCGAAGAAGACTACTCTTTTGTGAAAGACGGGAAATGCATGAGGCCCCTACCATCAAAAGATTTTAGTGAATTTGGTATTCCGTCAGTGTCTCAACGCTTGGCGTGGAAAGCTCCATACTGGGACAAGAAGAATATACAGATGTGTGTAGCTCCAGGTGCGATATTTTACAAAACTTGAGGTGTTTTAAATGGTAATGCCTCCAGAATGGCGCGAACTATTTGAATTATGGGCTGAAATGGACGACTACAAACAGAGGATTGCAGAGGCGGAAAACAACATCAAACAAATATTACTAACCGAATGGCCTGTAGTCCTCTACAGCGGAGGAAAAGACAGTCTCGTAATGCTCAGAATGACAATGCTGCAAAATAACAATATACCTGTTTATTATAGCGACTCCGGCTATGACTATGAATCCCAACAAATAAAGATGCCAAAAGCAATGACTGATGAAATAATAGATGTCGGTAGAGATGCAGGGGCTAAAATATTATACAGTTGTGGTCACAAAACCCCGAACTCCAGAAGGTTCTTCGGCAATCTTTTTAGAGTGATGAAAAAACATAATTGCACAATTGAACTTCTGGGTATTAGAGGAGGCGAAAGTACAAAACGAGCGAGGCGTGTCAAGGGTCCGCTTATCCAAAGAGATGGAACTAGGAGAGTATCTTTCCCCCTTAGAAATCTCGATTGGCGGGATATATGGGCTTATCTTATCACAAACGATGTAAGGTATCTTTCGTACTACGACAAGTATGCAGCCGTCGAGGGTGGGTATGATAAGGTAAGGCTGACAAGTCGTTTCAGTCAGGGAATGGTCCACAAGGGAGGATATTATATAGACTGTGTTATGATGCCAGAATACAGAAATGAAAAACCGCGCGATTGGTATAAGAAAAACGAATAATTTCTTTTTTTAGTTAGATTTTTTTCGTATTTTTTCCCAATAATACATACCTTTTTATTCTTTTAAGCTATATTTAGATTGTTAACACTGTTAACAAGAAGGCGGCGATCAAAACGGACCTTGCACAAATCCAAGAAACTATATATTTTATAGCAGGCATCCTGGCGGCAATTCTCAGCGCATACGGCGGCATGAAAGCCTCTGGTAAGACTCTCTATCCTGTAAAGAAAATCGAAGCTGGTAAGGCGAAGATACAGGCTCTCATGGAATCCAATGAGGTACTGGGTGAAGTAGCTGAAATAGTCAGTGAAGTTTCAGCCGAAGAGCTCTCTGCCATGATTGCAAAGAAAAAGGAACTCGATTCTGCAGGCATCACGGCTGACCAGCAGTTTATCACGCTCGGGCAGATGTTTGTGAATGCTATGGAAAAACAGTGATACGATGCATCACTTGGACGAATATGCTGTATACATGGTAATGGTCCTTACAATGGCTCTCGTTTTTATTCTCGAAACACGGTGAAACCATGCCTGAACTTAACGCGGCTGTACAGTCAAAAGCAGCAGCAAAACTATTTGCAGCCGTTGAGCCCCTCTCAAGGAAAAATACTTCCGCGAAAAAAGGGCCTTATATTAATTTTGATGAGTCAAACCGTTTTACTCTATTCCAGCAGTTGTCTTCCTGTAATCCATACGTTACAACCTCCTTAAACAAGTTCGGGATAAGCTTGGCAAAGGGAATGAAATTCGACGGAAACAGTAAGAGAATAGTTAAGGACCTGGAGCTCTACTCTAAAAAGAATAATTTCGTTAATCAGGTTCAGAGCATTGGGCGCATCCTTGCCACGTATGGAACCTACATAGCAAAACCTGTCTCCAAAGTAAGCGGAGATAGTTTCCGGCTTAATCCTCTTCTCATGTCTCATACTTCTATTCTCCCAGGTGGAGTTACACCGGGGACTTCTTCAGATGATGTCCTACAACCTAACGAGGACCCTGAAGACCTGACATTTTATATTTACGAAAAGGAAGCCGATAAACGGATTTCTTACAATTATGATGAAGTGATTTACTGCACTTACAATGAATTCGATGGAGTGCAGAAGGATGTCTATGAC